CCTGTTAAAGTGCCTCCAGCAAGCGGAAGTTTAGTTCCTATAGAAGTTGTAATTGTTGTGGAAAAAGAAGCATCATCTCCTATAGCAGCAGCTAACTCATTTAAAGTGTTTAATGCTCCTGGCGCACTGTCTACTAGTCCTGCGATTTCAGTATCTACATACGATTTAGTAGCAGCATCATTGGCGTTTTGAGGAGCAGTAAGATTTGTAATTGTGTTGCCAGTGTTAGAGTCACTGGTCATGTCCAATACACCAGTAATGGTGACATTGTTAAAAGTAGAAGTTCCAGTAGTAGTGGAAATATTTCCAGTAACATTTCCGGTTAATGGGCCGGACAAAGTTTTACCTGACCCAGAAGCATCTACAGATCCAGTTAAATCCCCTATAAAAGAACTACTCGCAGTAATATCTGTACCACCTATGGTAGTAGCTGTAATTGCTGCTGCTGCAGTTGCTCCTATAATCGTTCCGTCTATATTTCCAGCATTAACGTCTACGTTTGATAATGTAGCAGTTCCAGAAGTCTGACTTATAGCAGCAGTAGTCATTAGTCCAGTAAAAGTAGAAGTTTCATCTACTGTCAGAATATCTACTTTTGCTGTACCGTCTAAATGAAGATCTTTAAACTCTAGAGTAGAAGATCCTATGTCTACAGTATTATCTGCAGAAGGAAGAAGCTGTGTTCCATTATTTGATAAGGCAAATACTTCTTGCCAAATTGCTGCTCCAGTAGAAGCATCTACACAAATAAATACTTTATCTGTAGATACATTTATCCAAATAGAACCTACATTGTAGCCTTGGTTAGCCAAGTCATTGTTTACACCTGGGTTACCAGTAGCTGTAGTATTGTTTAGCCCTGCTACTCCTCCATTTGCTGAAGGAAGAAAACCAGAAATAGAAGTAGTTAGATTTATAAGTGGGCCTTCTCCGTCAGTAGTTCCGTTGTGGCTATGCCCTGTAGTTTTATTAAATACCTCTACTAATTTATTGAACTCACTATTCAAGGGACTAGAAGTAATATTAGCACCAGGAATAATCGTTGCGGCAGACTGTCTTATATATCCAGCCATTTTTACTTACCTTTTATTTTTGTATTCATTATTTTTATTATCTTCTTCCTGCTACAGAAAATTCAAACACCATTCCTTGTATGGAATAAGGATCAAATGATCCTAGCGTAACAAAAGTAAGCTGTATAGCATAGCCACTTCCTTGTATGGAAGTAGTAATAATTGGTTTGTCTGTACCACCATAAACAACATTTGTTACTCCGTAATCCACACCTAATGCTCCGTATTTTACTGGAGCACCAGCAGAATCTTGAGAATATGCTGCTGGATTTGTAACCCTAGGATCATCCCAGTCATAGGTAAGTCCCATTTGCATTGTCAATGGGCCTTCTGCTCTGACAAAAGCATTTACTTTTCTAAAGACTTTTCTAGTCTCTGTATCTCCTAAGTCAAAATAAGGAGTAGAATATACAGATAAAATATCCACACCATTAAATGTTTTACCTGACTCTTGTTGATAAACTTTACCGTCATAATCTCCATGTACCACTAATTCTTGAGTAATATTTAGGTTACTTGAAGTAGTAGTTTTAATGTACGCAGAGTCACAACATGATGCTCTAATGCCTAATAAAGTACCAAACTCCCAACCTAGTTTCTGATCTGCAGATCTTAATCCGCCAATAACTCCAAAAGAAGAAGGAACCGTAGTAGTATCATCCCCAATAAAAAATCTTACTTGAGATTTAGATCTGATGACTACTGCATTCAGAGTAGTTAAGTCAAATGTAACCGATAAATCTCCTAAGACCTGTTGAATATTTTTAGATATAGTCTCTATTTCAACGTCACCGATTCTACTTGTTCCAGCTACAGGTCTAAATCCGTCTGGAGAAAGAAATATTAAATCTCCTCCAATTTCTACTACACTGTCTCTGGCTACACATCCTACATTAGCAGTTACATTATCAATTACAAATCCTGCAGTAACATCTGGTGTAGCTTTTTTAATGGCGTTATCACCAAAAATAAATAAATTTGTACGGAACGGTTTAAATTGAACTACATCAAAACCTACTACTACTTGCCCTGCTCCAGAAGCTGTATCAAATTTAAATGGCTCACTAGGAGCAGAATATGCTACTACTGCAGAATTTGAAGTGTCACCAGACAAAAATAGATGATTTTCAAAATTATCTACTAAAGCAGGTTTATCTAGACAATTAGGCCCACCTGGACTATTAATACCTCCAGTACTAGCTTTTAGTATTACTTCCCAACTTGTCCCGTCAAAAACTATAGCTGGGTTAACTCCGTCTACAAAAACTATTCTGTTACCATCTCCAAAATTAAATTTAGTAAATCTTACTTTATTTACTGTAGTAGTTCCGTCTGTAGTTAATCTGGTCAGAGGAGTACCAGAAGAAGCATTATGCCCTGCACCACTTCTTGTAGTAGTTAAAGAATATTTGACCCAATGGTTATTAACTACAGATCTGTAAAAACTATATGTATTTGTTGTAGGGTCTTTTCTAGCAGCAATAATAATATTTCCTAAAGTAGGGTCCTCATATAAAGCTGTACAAAGTACTGGCCCTCTTGCTGTTGTTGTTTCTCCTTTTACCTCTGCGTATGGGCTATTATACTCAGAAAATCCTTCTATTCTTCTGTACCCACCAAAAAGACTTACTTCGTAGTTGACTAATCTAGTTGCAGCACCTGGGTTATTATCAGATAAATCCAGATGATTTTCGTTGGAGTTTAACCCTCCGTTACAAATTACTTTGTATGACTGTATTTGGTCAGGCATTAGTACTAATCATCAAATATAACTGGATGCTGAAATTCTTTTTGCGGCTAAAACTCTAGTGTCTGTAATATGATCATACTTATTTATCAAGATACTTTGGATGTTTTTTATCCCCTGCTGAAAGACACTCAAAGCTAGTCCTGCTGCTTCGTTATTGTCCCTAAACATATACATATAGTAAAGAGCACCTTCTACAATTGTAGGATCATATTGAGAAGGTATTCTTGTCACAGCAGTAGCACCATTAGCTGTATCATTTACTAAATCATCAGAGATTAGGAAGTACCTAAAGTTTACTGTGTAGGCTTTATCTGGGGAAGGAGTTACACCAAAACCTGTGCCGTGTTTAGGAAAAACAAATTGAGGAATACTTACTCCAGTAGTTTCTGAAGAAGAGTCTACATCTCTGTGTCTGCTGTAGTACTCATCCCTTTCCATATATCTTAAAGTAACAAAAGAAGATCCTAACGTACTGTCTTTCTTTATCTGAAAACTGTTCCAGTCTGCAACTTTTAGATTTGTGGGCCAAGAGTATTCTTCTTGACCTATAGTTAGAACTTGATCTGCATTTGTAGCGTTAAAAGGCCATTCAAATTCTGCTTGATTAATTTGTCTAATAGAATTTTGTACAGAATCTTTGGCTAAAGCCTGTACACCTAAAACTGTAGTAAAAGCAGCTTCTGCAATTTCTACCTCATTTAATCTTCTAAGTACTTGATTTGTAAGATGTAAAAAAGTAGATCCAGACATTGCTCTTATGCTTTAAATTGTAATTCAGTTTAGTTTGACTGGCAGTAGTAAAGCCCGTCCAGATCTAGAGGGAGTAGACTAGGACGGGGCAAGTACTGAAATGCCCTACCAGAAAAAGACATTCCAGCACATTTACATTAAGAGGACAGATTATAGTTAGCAGTAAAAATAGCTTCTGGGCGTAGTACTTTACGTCCGTATAGCTGCATACCCCTAACTGTATCTGAGAAAGTATCATGTGACCGATAACTTTCTGTTTTAGCTAGTTGTTGTGCTGTACTTACTGCAGACATATGACCTGCTACAACTACTCCAAAGTTGGTCTGAGAACCTGCTGAAGCAGTTGCTGGGCCAGTTCCTCTAAAAGGCAAGTTATTGGATTTATAAATTTTAAATCCTCTGACTAGACCTTCTCCTACTCGACCATTTCTAATTTCAGATCCACCACCAAAGTCACGGTCTACGAACTTTGAAGATTCATCCATTAGAATTTCGTAGAATACTGGGTCAGCAACAAACCAACGGTCTGCTGTATCTACGTTAGCAGCATCCATTAAACGTCCAAAACGATTTAGAAGTTCTAGAGGAGAAGTAATTGCGGCACTTCCTCCGTCTGCTTTAACTGGAATAGATGTCAAAGTATCTACTGTAGCTGAAGCAGAAGTACTTCCTGCACTACCACCAAAAGTAGTAATGTTCAGTCTGTTAGCAGCTAGTAGTTCTGTATCTCCAGCAGAAGAATTAGCTTTTGTACCTGGAATATCACCGGATACTCTAATAATCCAACGTGAATTAGTAGCATCGTACTTATACCCAGACAAATACCCCATAACCTCTGAATCAAAAGCATCTCGCAACTTATAAGCTGCACGGTCTGTTGCTAGATCCATAAAATTGACATGGGAATGAGCTACTTCAATGTCATCAATTTTGAACATGTAGTAGTTCGCTTGGTCAATTGTCATGGTGAAATCCAAATCTGTTA